ATAGTGCCTAACGCAAAACAATTTAAAGCAGCACGAAAGTATGGTTATCGTAGTGGTCTTGAATTAAAAGTAGCAGAATATTTAAAAGAACTTGCTATAAAATACGGCTACGAATGTGTAAAGATAGAGTGGGAAGACTTAGCTTATCGGACGTACACACCAGACTTTGTGCTGTTTAACGGCATCATAATAGAAACTAAAGGAATGTTTACTGCTGCAGATAGACGTAAACATATTGCTATTAAAAGGCAACACCCTAAGTTAGATATACGATTTGTGTTTGAAAACAGTAGACGTAAGCTACGTAAAGGTGCTAAGTCTACCTATGCAGAATGGTGTATTCGATATGGATTCCTGTATTATGATAGGATAATACCAGAAGAGTGGCTCAAGGAAAAAGGTAGAAACAAACACCCTAAGTTTATTAAGTTTAACGGAAGGAAAGTAAAAAGGAGATAAGATATGTCATCAATTGAAGAAGACGATTTTGTAATACGCATACGGCCTACACACATTGATGGAGAGTGGACAGGAGAACTTGACATATCTATCATATCTCAAGAAGGCAATGACTTGAATGATGAAGGGTATGGTCAGATAATGCATTTTTGTAAAATGATGTGTGCTACTGTTCCTCTTATGGAGATGGATGAAAAACTTCGTAATCTAATTCATAGCTATGTCATGGAGGTAGTTGACAAAGAGGATGATAATATGGTAGAAGATGACGATGATATAATTATTACGAAAGAAGATGGTAATGTAGTGCATCTAAGTTTCGGTAGCAGAACAAAAGGGAGTGCATAATGCGACACGAAGAGTATATGAAACAAGCTATGAAAGCAGATGAGGCTGGCGCACCTTTTAAAATTAAGGGAGCAGACCAAGATGAACTTGGTGGCGTTCCCTCTATGGTAGACAACCCACCACATTATAATCAGTCAGGTATTGAGTGCATCACTGCGATACAAGCTGCACTTGGCCCCAACTTTAAATACTACCTACAGGGTAATATTATGAAATATCTATGGAGGTTTGACTACAAAGGTAAACCACTAGAAGATTTACAAAAAGCACAGTGGTATTTAAATACTTTGCTAGAGGATGTGGCGGCTAGTGATGAAAGTTAAAGTCTACATAAACATAGATATAGACCCGGAAGAATATCCTGTACCTGCTGATGAAGATGTAGGCACAGAAATTGAAGATGGCATACGTGAATACTTCTACGACATAGAAGGTGCCAATATTAAACATATCAAAACATTAACGGAGTGATAGATGAACAATTACCTACCAACAGATTACCAAAATTTTATCGCGCTATCACGGTACGCCAGATGGAAAGAAGATGAACAACGCCGTGAGACATGGGTAGAAACAGTGGAGCGTTACTTTGACTACATGGAAGAGCATTTAGCGCAGTCATGTAATTACGCCTTGTCAGATGAACTACGTGCAGAACTTGAAGAGGCTGTACTTAACCAAGATATCATGCCTAGTATGAGAGCCTTGATGACTGCTGGTCCTGCACTGGACCGTTGTCATGTAGGTGCATATAACTGTTCCTACGTACCTGTAGACAGCCCTAGAGCCTTTGACGAGACTATGTATATCTTAATGTGCGGTACAGGTGTAGGCTTCTCTGTAGAGCGTGAAGTAGTAGACAAGCTGCCCATTGTAAATGAAGCTATGCATGAAACAGATACAGTAATTAAAGTAGGTGATAGCCGTCCCGGTTGGGCAAAGTCTTTACGTGAACTTATTTCTTTGCTGTACGTTGGTCAGATTCCTAAGTGGGATGTATCAGAAGTTCGTCCTGCAGGTGCAAGGCTCAAAACATTTGGTGGTCGCGCTAGTGGCCCAGCACCACTAGAGGAACTATTTGATTTTATAATCAAGAAGTTTAAGGGTGCAGCAGGTCGTAGACTCTATCCCATTGAGTGTCACGATATTATGTGTAAGATTGGTGAGGTTGTAGTTGTAGGCGGTGTACGCCGTAGCGCACTTATTAGCCTGTCTAACTTGAATGATGACCAGATGGCACACGCAAAGTCAGGCGTATGGTGGGATGAACCTGATAAGGGTATTAAACGTGAAGGTCAGAGAGGACTAGCTAATAACTCTGTAGCATATAAGGTAAAGCCAGAGATGGGTACGTTTATGAGAGAGTGGTTGTCTTTGTATGAGTCACATTCAGGTGAGCGTGGTATCTTTAATCGTCAAGCAGCAAAGGTGCAAGCAGCTAAGAATGGTAGGCGTGATGCGGAACAAGAGTTTGGATGTAACCCTTGTAGTGAAATTATATTGCGTCCATACCAGTTTTGTAATCTGTCAGAGGTAGTTGCTCGTTCCAGTGACACACAGCAAACACTGCGTGAGAAAGTACGACTTGCTACGATATTAGGTACGTTCCAATCAACACTGACTAACTTTAAATATCTGCGTAGTGTTTGGAAAAAAAACACAGAGGAAGAGCGTTTGCTTGGCGTGTCGTTAACAGGTATTATGGACAATGATTTGCTTAGTGGTACATCAGCCCATCTAGGTAATAATATTGGTCCGACACTTGAAACACTGCGTGACACGGCAGTAGAGACTAATGCTGCTATGGCTGAACAGCTTGGTATTGCACAGTCAACAGCTATTACATGCGTCAAGCCTAGTGGCACAGTGTCACAGCTTGTAGATAGTGCCAGTGGCATCCATGCAAGGCACAACCCACACTACATTCGGACTGTACGTGGAGATAACAAAGACCCCATTACGCAGTTCCTTATATCAGAGGGTATACCAAATGAGCCAGATGTAGGTAAGCCGCACAGCACTACCGTGTTTAGCTTTCCAATGGCAGCACCACGTGGGGCAGTAACACGCACAATCATGTCAGCTATAGAACAGCTTGAGTTATGGCTTACTTATCAGCGTTACTGGTGTGAACATAAACCATCCGTCACAGTTTCTGTAAAAGAAAATGAGTGGATGGAGGTAGGAGATTGGGTGTACAAACACTTTGATGAAGTGTCAGGCATTAGCTTCTTGCCTTTTGATGACCACGTATACAAACAAGCCCCATATCAGGACTGTACAGAGGATGAGTATGATGCTATGGTGTCAAAAATGCCTCGCAGTGTTAATTGGTCTAAGCTGCAGGAGTTTGAAAAAGAAGATAATACATCAGGTGGACGTGAGTTAGCTTGCACTGCAGATGCTTGTGAAGTAGTGGACTTGAATGCAGCATGATTGAAGGAGTAGATATGCCTACATGGTGGCAGTGGTGGTTGATAATAGTCATCACTGCCAACACTGTAATTAATGCGATTGTATTCTTTAAACACAGGTTTAAAAAGAAAGGAGTTGACAATTGAGAGAACAAATGATAGAAGTATTAAGACAACATGCACGAGCAAATGTATCGTTGCATATTGCTAATATAGAATGCTACTTACGTAATCCTGCAGGTATTGGAGAACATTCTGATATTATGGAGGCAATGCAAGGAGAGTTGGATAAAATTGCCATGCACGAAGATCGTCTTGACATACTAAACAACTACTTCAATGAGTAGATTATTTTGGAAACAGGGTAAGGGTTGGGCAATAGCTAATCCTTCCCGTAAATCTGAACAATACGAAGAGTGGATGCGGCTGAAAGAAAAGGAGAAAGAAGATGACAGAAAAAAACAAAATAACGATCAATGAAACAGAGTACAATTTTGATGATCTTGGTGAACAATCACAGTACTTTGTTAATCAAGTGCGTAATTTAAAAAGTCGCATAGCAGAAGCAAGGTTTAATCTTGACCAGCTTGTTGCAGCAGAAGATGCTTTTAGTAAAGCATTAATTGCATCTGTAGAAAAGGGAGAAGAGTAATGTTAATGGAGCGTTTCAAAACCAATCCGTATACGGGCAATCCTATGTACTATAAAGATACACCCGCTGCCGTTAGAAAGCGAGATGCAAAGCGTATGTATGTCAATGGTAAAGAGATTTCTAAAAAGCATCCTTTACATAAACCCGGACGGTACAAGTCTTTAGATGACGCTTGGTCGCACAATCAAATCAACAGCACTACAGAAGGTGAGGTGTATGTTATAGTGAATGACGCTTGGCCTGAATGGGTAAAGGTAGGAAAGGCTAGCATGTCAGAAGATAGACTCAATGGATATCAAACAGGATCACCTTTTCGTGACTACTCTGTCATAGCTACATTGACAACAGAAGATCGTCATGTTAAAGAGAAAGAAATGCACAAGGTCTTTACTCACTTTGCAGAAGATCGTAAGGGTGAGTGGTTTAAGATTGATCGTGTAAAAGCAATAAACATTTTTAATGTTCATGCCATGAATGAACTTAGTAAGGAGTTACAGAATGAACAAAAAACTAGCTGATAACTTTAACTCTGGTTACAAAGCGTTTGGAAAAGTAGAAGAGTTTACAAGTAAACGTTTTGGTAAACGGTATCGTCAGTTAGCCAATCCAATGAAACCCAATACCACTCCTTACCGGGAGTGGCAGAGGGGATGGGAGTCTGCATACTTTAAAAATCTGGAGAGGCAAAATGGACTTGGAGCAAGAGGCTAAAACTTGGATGAAGGAGAAATCTATGTATGGCATTACAGCCAAAGCGTATCAGATAGCAGCATGTGAGACTGCCATCTTCCCAAAAGAAAAGGCCACAGAGTATTTAACTCTGGGCCTGACGGGAGAAGCAGGAGAGATTGCTAATAAGGTAAAGAAGTTTATTCGTGATGGCGCACCACCAGATGAATACGAAGCTAAAAGAATACAAATAGGCTACGAGATTGGTGATGTTATGTGGTACTGCGCTGTGCTTGCTGAAGAAATGGGGATGGACCTTGGACACATTATGGAAAACAACCTACGGAAGCTGGCTGATAGAAAAGCTAGGGGTACTCTGTCGGGTAGTGGAGATAATCGTTAGAGTGTAATACTACTGTAACATAACTGTGATATAACAATGTCTATAAAGTGTGATAAAATAAAT